CTTCTACCTTTAGCTTTGCGGCCTCCATAAGCCATTTTAACTTCTCATCCTGTTCGATTGCAACCTTATATCCCTCCAGTAATTCTATGTAGTCGGGGTGGGCATAGGCCCATGCGTCAGATGCGGCTACTGTTTTTTCTGGGGACTGTCCGAACAAAATGGCATGTTTTGATTTCCTGAAGATCTCAAGGTGGAGTCGATCAGCCTTGGCCTTGGCGGCTGCGCCTGAGTTGTCTCTGATGTAGTCTATAGCCTTCTCTACCTCTGCGTCTGAGATCATAGGACCCCCAGGACTCCTGCCCGAGTAGCGGCATCGAGCGTCTTGAAGATGAATTCAGCCTGCCAGTCTACGACATCCCTGTCGCCGTTGTGCAGCTTGTCATGGCAGGTATAGCACAGAGGCATTACAAATATATCCGATGCCTTGTAGGCAGCACCTCCTGAGTATGGCGAATACCTGTGCCTTAAATGGTGAGGGACAATGGTGTCATCCCGTATACCACAGTTAGCACACGGGAGAGTGGCTACGAATTGACGGTAGGCCTTACTGTCCCACCGCCTTTGTTTATCGAAACTCATTGCTATTTTTCCACATTGGGGTGAACCCTTCCATGGTAGCCCAAGTATGTAGGCTGAAGTACACCCCATCAGATATATATACCCCAGAACCGGGGCAATACTCATCCCATTCTACTGCATCCCAGTACCAGAGTGGTTTTCTCCCCAGCAGTTTTAGAAACCAATACTTTATATACTGGTCTGGCATAAACCAGAAATTAGAATAAAAAAACCCTGGCCAGTTGAGCCAGAGGTTATCCATATACCACTGGTTTAGGTGGCTTCTCCCGTGCCGGTTAATCCAGACCTTGTTCAAATAGCACATACCCCAGTCAAGCACTGCTCATCAGAGTTGTCTTCAAAGACAACCCCTCTCTTCTGGATTGCCTCTTCGTAGGGAACTGTGGAGATCGGTTGGCCACCTCTGGAACCGTCCGGGTAACACGTCAACCCCCTCAAACCATGTGCGTATTTTGCCACGACATGGGCAAACTTGTCTACTGTTCCTTCGTTGTTTAACTCTGTCCCCCAGGATGGAAGGTTAAGGGTGCTGGAGATGGCATGGTCCACGTACTTCTGCACGTCGTACTGGAACTTGATGCGCCTCTCAGGCTCGGCGGCAAGGTCTAGTGCGGTTTCAATTTTGTCTGGGGAGACCCCTCCTCTAATAAGAGACTCGGCAGTGCCGTCAATACTAATCTGATACTTCCATTTGGTTCCATCTGTAAGGTAGCGTCTGCGGTAAGCAACTGCGTAGATAGGTTCAATTCCACTGGTAGTTCCAGCAAGTATGCTGATCGTCCCCGTTGGAGCAATAGCCCTATAGCCTCTAGGCCGAGACACAAAAAATCTATCGCAATGCTCGTTGGCAGCATGTTCTGACTCATCTTTATAAACCTTTAGCCATCGTTTTAGTTCGTCGCACATACCATAGGCATAGCCTCTCTTGAGAAGCCATTCGTGCAACCCCATCAGACCTAGCCCGAGTCTCCTGTTTTTCTCCCGGACCACTTTAACTTTTTCGTAGGGGAGGGTTCCTCGTAGCGTACCACAGACAAGAAACTTTGACGCAACCTGGACCACACTCTTAAACTCTTCAATCGTTTCAATGTTCGCCATGTTGACCGAAGCCAGGTTACACACGTCACTGTCAGATTCTGAACTGATTTCTGTGCAGGCATTTCGTAGTGTTTCATTTTCTTTGTCTCCAAAGTTAAAGCTGAACCCAGGCTCCCCTGTCATCAGGGCCTGCCTGCAGTTCTGCATGAAGATGTCCGGCATCTCCTTATTTTTCAGGGCATTCAGGAAGGCGTCATCGTAGTTGAGGCTGATGTTCATCATGTCCAGGGGAGCAGGGTAGTTGAAGTCCTGTTCCTTAGCCTCAGAGATCATCATCCCACTGGTCCCTATCGGCATCATGTGCCAGTTCTTCAGGGTCATAAACTGTCTGGCGTCTTCGTGCTGCCAGTTCAGGCTTCCATACATAGCGGATCGTCTTGACCCACCTTGCATCACGTTCCTTCCTACCTCGTTTATAGTGTACAGCAGTGGAATCGGGCCACTGGCAACACCTCCCGTCCGCCGTAATTGGCGTCCACTGGGACGGGCAACGCTTACATCTATGCCAATTCCACCTCCGGTCATCAGGCAACTCATTGCTCGTTGTGTAACTGCGGACCATTCTTCCCTCGTATCCTCTTCTAAACGTAAGAGGTAACAGTTGTTAATGAACAAGGCCGAGGGATCTCGACCTGCGTAGTAGATGTACCTTCCCCCAGGTATAACCTGGAACTTGGACATGACGTGGGCCAGGTGATCCTGGTCCGACTTAGCCATGATGTGGTGTGTGGTTCCGTTCCTGTTTCCACAGATGTCATTGACAATGGTGTTAACCCTGTCATCCCATTGCTCGTATTGATTGGAGGCGTACTTCTGCTTGAAAACAGTTTCACCAAGGGTGGTTCTAAATGTCATAGGGTTGCTCCCGTTGAGGTTTGGAGGGCCGACTAGGAAGCACGGGAGCCACACCAGCTAGTCGTTGCACTCATAAAATTAAAGCGTTTCTATCTACTACATGATCTTCATCGAGGGCCATGGCCAAGAGTTCAACTAAGGCTTCGAGTTTCAAGATTGCAAACGTCTGAGTTGTTCCTCGTTCACCAACTACAACAGTTGGAATGAGATTATTCTCTTTGGAACCCTGGACGGCCTGGTTCCATGCGTCAGTGAAGAGCCACTTAGGAATGGACTTCCTGTGCTTACATTCAATACCAAGGTACGGGTGTCGGATGTCTAACTGCTGCCTACCGATGATGGGGATTCTTTCCCCTCCAGTTACCTTGGCTACCCTTCTTTCAAAGTTCTTCCAGGCCTGATCCTTCATCTTCTTCTCCACTGGGCCAGTTGTCATCATCCATGTCAATTTTTCTTGGGGTCTGGTGTTCCTCGACAAGATTGAGGGAGGCCAGGTCGAGATGGAGGTCGATTTCCTGTTCTCCCATGTCCCAATGTCGGGCCTTTGAAACGCTGAGGTAGGCATCTGGTTCATCCGCATGGTCAGAGTAATACCGGCCCAAGAGTAACACATTATCTACCCTGTCTGCCAGTTCGCCTGCTCCCCTGATTGAAAATCTATCTAAACGGTCCTTGATGCTGCCTGATTTCCTTGCATGGCAAACCAGGATAACGTGCAGGTCCAGTTCCCTGCAGGCATCAGCCAGATCACAGACCACTTGTTTCTGAGCGGTGTAGTCATCATTAGCTATGCCAGAGATGGTCATCAGGGAATCAACAAGGACAAAGCTGGTCCCGTAATGATCGAGGCTGTACCTGATGCTGGCCATGAGGGTTGTAAGATCAACGCTGCCCATCTTGTCGAAGAAGTACAGCTTATCCTTACACCAGAAGTTAAAGCCCAGACCAAAGTCCATGCTTGGTTTGTGCTCTAGTGAGGCCTGACGCCACATCCTGACCAGTTGTGCAACAGGACTCATCTCTAAAGAGACAGACAGACACTTCTCCCCCTGCTCCATGGCATTCAGGAGTATCTGTCCAGCGACCAGGGATTTACCCGAGGAGTTTATCCCGGCCAGGATAGTGCATTCACCTTTACGTAAACGGAACTTGTCGGGTGAACCCCAAGGTAGCTTTACGCCACTCAGGTGCTCGGTGAGCATACACCGATCTAGTACATCTTTTGTGTATTCATTAGCGGCCTTGATGGACCGCTCAGATTCTATCGTTAAGTACGGTTCCAGTAAGTCAAGTGTGAGTTCCATTTTCTAGTTGCCCAATAGTCAGTGTCTTCGAGTGAGCCAGGTTTCTCCCACTTCTTCCTCCAGGCAGGAGACCTGAACCACTCGTCGTATTTAGGAGACCCACGGGTTTCAGCATGTGCTCCCATATATTTCCAGGAAACATTGTGATACCCAAGCCCTCCGCTGTGAGCATAACGCTCAAGAGACATCTCTCGATTAGGATTATAATCCTGACGCTCGGGGACGGCAACCTTCTGTAGGCCCTGGTAGATCATCATGGCCTCTTCGAGGGCCTTCTGTTTCTGCTTGGGTGGTGCGGTAGCTTTCTGGATCTGCTCTATCTTACGGAGGGCACGATTTAATATGTTGTCCAGAGGGACAGAACCTTGACGCTTTAGACGAACTTGAACCTCCTTACGGAGGCTACGCATTGATCTTATATGTTTGTATAGTCTATAATTCATAAGCAGGCCATGCAGTGGCTCTTAACCCTAGTCCGAAGACTCCAGTAGGCCTACCCTATAGTAATAAGGGTTAAAGGTTTGATAAGTATACTTTAGATGGCGTCTACGGGAAAGCTATTTTCCATAGACTCAGTCCTGAGCATGACTATCACCAATTAGCCGTACATTTAATCGGCGAAGGAAACTGCTCACTAAAACTTAACGATTTACTGTTTAACATCAACCACATAGGAGTTATTACTTACATACTTAGAGGGAATGGCATCTGACCATATAATTATGCAGGGTAGAGGTCCTGCCATCAGATAGAAAGCTGACGTGTACAACCGGGGTCTCAAGACGGACCTTCTGAAACACCGTAGAGTGCCATTGTTAGGGCAGGCCTGGGCGGAGCCTCCATATACCGGGAATCCGTGG